GCTTTACCAACTACTGCAGGTGATAAACTTTATTTTGAAACTAGAGCAAAAATATCAGATGCTACACAAACTGATTTCTTAATTGGTTTTACAGAAGCATTTACTACGAATCCAGAAAGCGCTTTGTTATCACAAAACGTTATTGGTTTTGTAAAAGATGATGGATCGGCTATCGTAAAAGGTACTACTGAATCTGGTGGAACACAAACTTTAACAACGTTTGCTGATACTACAAAATCAACAATGGAAAATGATACTTATGTAACTTTAGGTCTTGTTGCTACAAAAGGAACAAGCTTAAACAAAGTTCAATTTTACATAAACAGAAATTTAGTTGGTACTTCTACTACTAACATTCCAACAGCTAACATGAAAGTGATGGCTATGAGTGTTTCTGGTGATGCTACTGGAACTAAAGTCACTACAATTGACTACATTATGGCTGCGCAAAACAGAAACGTAAGCTATAGCTAAACAAATATAACCGTGGGTGGGGAGTAATGTCCCCACCCTTGTACAAGGGGAATTAAAAAATGGCACAATATACAAAAAAATTATTTGACGGAGATAGAAAAGCTATCTTTTCGTTTACAGCTACAATAGCTTCAACTACAGCTGAAACTTTTAAAGTTGATGCATCTACACTTAACGCAAGAGCTGATGGAACAGCACCTACTTATATTAACATAAATAGAATATGGTGGAGTTCTAGTGTTTCTAGCCCTACTAAACCACTTTTAATAGAGTGGGATAATAGTGGAACAAATCCAATTGCATGGGTATGTGATACATCTGACGATCTGGATTTTGGCTCTATTGGAACTTTACAAAATACAAAAGCAACCAATTATAGTGGGGATGTAAATATTAATTTTTCTTCTGTAACCAATGGTGATAGCGCTGCTGTAGTTATTGAGTTTATAAAAGAATACGATCCTATTTCGTAGAGGTTTAAATGGCTTATTCAGGTACTAAAACATTTAATCTTACTATAGAAGAAATTATTGAGGAAGCATTTGAAAGATGTGGACTTGAAGTTTTAAGTGGTTATGATTTAAAAACAGCTAGACGTTCTATGAATTTAATATTCTCAGAATGGGCTAACCGTGGATTAAATTTATGGACCATTTCTTATGGTACTCAAACCATGACTGCTGGAACTAATTATTATAATATACCAGTAGATGTGGTAGATATTTTAGATGCTACTATTACTACAACAGGTGCTTCAGATGGAGCAACTGCTAATTTATCTAGTAATAGTAGTACAACAGATGTAACCATAACTAAAATTTCTAATACTGATTACATGAATCTTTCTCGTAAAGAACAACAAGCTGCAGGTGATGCTAGGCCTACTCAATATAGTTTAGTAGCTGGACAAGTTACTACTGAATCAGGATCTAACTATGGTAGACCAGAACACCCTATGGCTTTATTTGTATATCCTAGCCCAAATACTGATTATATAATGAAATATTTTTATATTAGTAGAATTGAAGATGCTGGAGGATATACTAATTATGCAGATGTTCCCTTCTTTTTTCTTCCTTGCTTAACAGCAGCTTTAGCTTATTATATATCTATAAAAAGAGCGCCATCTTTGGCTGGAGGATTAAAAACTATTTATGAAGAAGAGTTTCAAAGAGCGGCAAATTCTGACAGGGAGCGAGTAGCGTTCCGTGTTAAACCTGCACAAGCATACATACCGTAGGAGGTAATATGCCAATATGTAAACATTGTGACCATGAATGTCATTGTAGTAACGGCGGCTCATGCTGCGGTGGACAATGTACTTGTGGAAATTGTGAATGTAAAAAGGAGGACGAATGAGTAACCCACATTATAGTAAAGTGGCTAACACTAGAGAGGCTTCTACTAAAAAAATAGGACATTATGGTAGAGGTCAAATAGCTGATCCTAAAGTTAATATGAATACTGGAGCTGCAACTACAAAAGGAAATGCACCTACAGGAACTAACAAAGAACTTGGCGGAGAAGAGATTAAACTTTCTAAAGGAACTATTAGTGGAACTGCTCAAGGTATGGGTGCTGCCAAAAGAGGTGGTAAATATACTTGGGTTGGACCAAACGATAGTAAGTGGTAATATAATAAATGGCTTACGCTAACGGAAAGTATGCTTTATTTATTTCTGATCGTAGTGGATTACAATTTCCCTACACAGAAATGGTAACAGAATGGAACGGTGCAAAAGTTCACACAAGTGAATATGAACCTAAGGCTCCGCAAATTCAACCACAAATTCATACACCTGATGCGATTCCTTTATTAGATCCAAGACCTGCACGTATAGCACCAGTAACTACACAATTACTTCCACCAAATCCATTTAGATTTACAGCTGGAAGTAAAAATGTTTCTGTTTTTAATCCAGGTAATACTTATACAACTTCTGATACAATTATGTTTTGGAATGCAGCTAACAGTGGCACTGAAGGATCTACTACACAATTTCAAGGAATGGGTGTAACTGGAACTGATCGTTTTGGTGTACCACCTTCTGAATTAATGTCTGCTTCTGGATTTACTCCAACAAGTGTAAGTGATGATTTTATTAATATAACCATTACTTCAACACCTTCTGCAACTGGACCAGGTGGTGGAAATGTGGTATTTATTGGACCAACTACGGTGAGCGCATGACAACATATACTGAATTAGTAGAACAAATAAGAAATTATACAGAAACAAATACAACCAATTCTTCAGGTGTATATAATGGTGTCTTAACTGATACTATAGTTAATGATTTTATTGAATTTACTGAAAATAAAATACTAAGAGATTTAGCTTTACCTAATTTTACATCACATCAATATGCAAATTTTACAATTGGAAATGGTTTTTTAAGTTTACCAGGGGGAGCTGGACCAACACCAATTTTATTTTCTACAATTAACAGTCTTATGATTTATCCCGCTTCTGGTACAGGAGATAGAACTTTTCTTGAAAGAAAAGACGTAAGTTTTATGAATGAATATTGGCCTGATAGATCAGCTACAGGAACCCCAAAATATTATTCACAATGGGATGATAATACTGTATACGTAGTACCTACTCCAAGTGCAGCTTTTACTGTGGAATTGAGTATGTCTAAATTACCAGATAGACTTACTTCTGCTAATCCTACAACTTGGATGGGAGATAACATACCTAAATTATTATTACATGGGTGTCTTATCGAAGCCTTTAATTACTTAAAGGGTCCAGCAGAAATGCTGCAAATTTATACTCAATCGTACGAAACCACTTTACAAGAGGTTGCTGCGCAACAAATGGGTCGTGGAAAACGTGATGAATATTCAGCTGGTGTACTTAGAGTACCTAGACCTTCATTACAACCAGGACTTGGATCACAAAAATTAACTCAAGGAGGACAATAATGGCAATAGGATCTTCAGCTGTATGTAACAGTTTTAAACAAGAAGTTCTTGTCGGAACACACAACTTCACCGCTTCAAGTGGTGATACTTTTAACTTAGCATTGTACACAAATAGTGCAACAATAGATGCATCTACAACTGCTTACTCTGGAGGCTTAGGCGGACAAGTAGGTACTAGTGGAACTGGGTATTCTACTGGAGGAAAACCTCTAGTTAGTGCTACACCAACATTAGATGGATCAGTTGCAATTTGTGACTTTACATCCCCTGTATCTTGGACAAGTGCTACAATTACAGCACGTGGATGTTTAATTTACAATACAGATAAAAGTGATAAAGCAGTGTGTGTATTAAATTTTGGTGGAGATAAAACAGCAACAGCTGGTACTTTCACTATAGATTTTCCGAATCCGACAGCATCAACTGCTATCATACAATTAGCGTAGGTACCTCATGGTATTTAAAGTTAATGATAGGGTAAAAGAAACCACAACTACGACTGGTACAGGTGCGGTAGCACTTGGAGGTACGTCAGCTGGTTTTGATACTTTTGCTACTGGCATTGGTAATAGCAACACTACTTACTATACTATCGCTCATCAAACAGCTGATGAATGGGAAGTGGGGTTAGGCACACTTGATGGCTCTAGTGCTAATTTAACAAGAACAACTGTCTTTACTAATTCAAATGGTAATACTAGCCAAGTAACGTTTTCTGCGGGAACAAAAGATGTATTTGTTACATATCCTTCAAGTAAAACGATGGAAGAAATTTTAACTACTCAAGGTGATGTTTTGTATGCGTCCTCAGCAAATACACCAGCAAGATTAGCTAAAGGATCTGCCAATCAAGTATTAGCAATGAATGCAGGAGCGACTGCACCAGAATGGCAATCACCTACAACAGGTGATATAACTGCTGTAACAGCAGGAACAGGATTATCAGGTGGAGGCTCATCTGGAGATGTTACAGTTAACATAGCTAACACGGCTGTCACGGCAGCATCATACACAAATGCTAGTCTAACAGTAAATGCTCAAGGACAATTAACCGCGGCATCATCAGGAACAGCAGGAGCGTCCGCTGGCTTTGCCATTGCAATGGCCGTGGCCCTCTGATATAAGGATAATATATGGCACAAAATTTTAGAAGATATACATCAAACGCAGTAGGAACAAGCCCAGCAACTTTAGTTACAGCTAACTCTTATGATACCATTGTTGGTATTTCTGTATCAAATATTTTAGGATCTACAATTCTTGCAGATGTTTACATTAATGATGGGGCTAATGACATTTACTTAGTTAAAAGCGCGCCCATTCCTAGCGGCGGTGCGTTACAGATATTAGCCGGAGGTGCAAAATTTGTTATGCAAGCTAGTGATGTTTTAAAAGTTGTATCAGACACAGCTTCTTCCGCAGATGTGTGGGTTTCAGCTGTCGATGATATAAGCACATAAGGAGGATTAATTGCCTTATATAGGAAATATTCCAGCAGAAAAATACGCAAGTTTTGCAGTACAGCATTTTACAACAAGTGCAACTACAACCTATTCGCTTACTCACGCTGTAGCAAATGAAAATGATATACGTCTAGTAATAAACAACGTAATTCAACAACCTGGTGCTTCGTATGCATATACAGCTTCAGGTACAACTTTAACACTTTCATCAGCAACATCTGGCACAGACACAATGTATTGTGTTT